AGCGGCTCGTATCCAACCCAATTCGAACTCGGACATGCGATCATGGTTCATGGAATCTTCGGAGGGCTGGAAGTACGGAAGGTGCTGGGCTACATCATCGCCAGCAAAATGCTCGGCGTGCATCGCAAATGCACCTGGAAAAATGGCCACTGGGCAACCCAGCGCGACTGGGCCGTCTCGCATGTGCCGACGGGATACGCCGTTTGTTATGCGCCGACGCGGAATAAAGCGATGGCCGCCGCGGCCGTTCTCGAATTACTGGACTGGAATTTTACAAATCCCTTAGCGGCCGCCAGGCTGGGCAGCAAGATCCGCCGGGCGCTGACAACAGCAGGATTCAAAACGCAGGCAGGAAAGAGGGCCCGTGGGGCGGTAGTGAACTCATGACGTCTGCAGAAGAGATCTACCACCCGGCCCTACCGCTCGCTCTCATCGAGCGTCGCCGACCAATCCGCGCAAACATCTGACCGACGAATCGATTCAGGAGATGCCGACAGCATCAAAGCCCACGATGTCGCGCAGCCGATTCTCGTCCGCACGCACCCAGTAAGGCCCTCCCGGTTCGAGATCATCTTCGGCGAACGGCGGTACCGGGGAGCGCTATGGGCAGGTAAGACCACCATCAAAGCCATCCAGCGCGACCTCGACGACCTGACCGTGGCGGAGCTGCAGCTGGTCGAGAACCTGCAGCGGGAGGACGTCCACGAGCTCGACGAAGCCAACGGCTACCGGGAGCTGATGGAGAGGCACAAGATGACGGCGTTTCAGATCGCCGGGCGGATCAGCAAGTCAGAGAAGTACGTTTACGATCGGCTGAAGCTGCTGAGGCTGGTCGCAGGCCTGCAGGAACTTTTCTACGCGAAGAAGATGACTGCGGGCCATGCGATCCTGCTCGCCCGGCTGCCGGCAGGACAACAGGAGCCTTACGCAACAGGTGAGGCGGCCGCGGCGTTCGCGACTCTGTCCGTCCGCGAGCTGGGCCGGATCGTGACGAACAACGAGAAAACGCCGATGCCGCCCGCGCCTGGTCCCCGGACGAACAACCACTTCACCCACCGCGATCACGCTACCGCCATGCTTCGTGCCGCCGCTGGCGGAGATCCGGAGGCGCGCGCGGCGATTGCCGAAATTCTGAGGAGCCATCTGAGCATACTCGGCAGCAAAGGCGTCCGCCGGCGGAACCAGGTCATGACCAAATCGGAGCGGCAGGCCTCCGCCAGGACCGCAGCAAACGCGCGCTGGCATCCCCCGAAGAAAGTGCAGACGTCTGCAGTCGGAAAGAAGCGGCCATGAAGCCTGGTATGGACTGGTGGTGGCTATCATTCGCAGATCCTGACAAGCCGAAAGGAAAGCAGTGGCTCGGCGGTTGTTACGTGGAATCCGATCCTTCACTTGCGGTACCGACAAGCCCGCGGCCCCGTCGGAGGGGGCAGCCATCCCCTGACCTGTGCGATCCGAAGGGCGCACCAGTTAGGAATAAACCCGGGCGGTCAGGTGCGCGGAGCTGGTCCCCTACCGATTGAAGAATTGCCGCCGATGAACCAGCGGAACCGTCTGCTATCCAGGAAAGATTTAGAGACCGAAAGGTGGAGATGAGGAGCGATGTCGAACGAGTTTGACGATAGCGAACTACCAGACCCACAAGACTGCTGCAAGCATGGAACGCCGGCTTATGAGTTTTGCGTGGAGTGTCACGACGAGAGCGACCCATTCGACCCTGCATTGAACCAACTGCAACGGGAGTACTGAATGACAGGCGAGCGGTTGAAGAAATCACAGCCGTGCTTCCCTTGAGGGCAAGCCGGTGTTCGGTGACCCGGAATGGATTGCCAGGCGCGGTCCGCTCAAGCCGCGGAAATGGCGGATCCGCAGGAGTAAGCCCAGGAAGAAGGAGCGCTGTGGCGTCGAACTCTGGTTCCTTATCGACGGCCGCGCGGTCCGGCTGCGCTGTTCCCGATGCCGGCCCGGACGAGAACGGAGCGCCATCGATGGCGAATTCTTAGCCGCGGCAAGGTCTATGCGGAGGTGGTCTGTGAAGCAGGCCACCGCCAACAGTGCTTCGCCGGGTTTTATTTCGAACGGCCTGAGGGGGGGTAGAGGAATAGCATGTCCACAAATACACCGGAAGAAGATGAGAGGCTCCTGGAGGAGCGCCGCACAAAGTTTATCGAAACGACGCGTAAGGCCGGGCTCGTGCTGCGGAACTGGCCGAGGAAGCGAATGAACTCAATCTCGGACCGCTTGCACGATCGTGGGACCATGTCGGCAAGACACTCGAGGCGGACCTTGCGTTGACGCTCCGAATGCTACAGGGAAACATTCGGAGGGATTCCAATGACAGGCGAACGGTCAATGCGGGTGGAAGTCGAGCTCCTGTGCCACAACGCCGATACGTGCAAAGGCGAAGATTCGCAAGGGGAGGCGATGCGCCTGACGACGGACGTCGAAGGAAGCGATGGGCTTTACCGCTGTCCACATTGCGGGACAGAAGTTACCGTCCGGATAACGGTCAAGAATTGAGAAGAGGTCGCGCGCCGCGGCGATCGCATCATCCTTTACCCCACCTTCATCAGTTCGAATTTCACAGTACCGGCACTGAACTGGAGCCCGCGGCTCACGACTTCATTGAGCTGCGCGGACACGCCCCGCACGCCCGTGGCTAGGTTTGGAATTACTGCCGACGTGAGACTTATTTGGTCTCCAGCTTCGAGGACGTTCTTATACAGATAGGTCGTTGCGGAAACCTTTGGTGCCCCGTTTTCGTAACGGTCGAGGAGGCGGCTCGCGATGTCGGCGATCAAGGTCTCCGTCCCAGCGAAGCTCGTCCGCAGTCCTTTGGACCGCACGGTGAAGGGGCGCACGCCGTTGGCGATAATCGAGTCTGGACGCTCAAAGACGCGGGCCGTTTCATACTTCGAGGTGGCCGAGTTCCAGTCACACTCGACAGTCACGCGGTTGAAGATCGACGCGTAATCCGGGTCGAAGCCAATCTGCGGAATGCCGTCAGCCGGGACAATGTCTGCGTCCACGATTGTCGCTACCGCCGCGGCATCGTTGCCAATTCGCACCAGAGACCACTTCTCCCCGATGCCGGGATACAGAGCGAACGGCGCACAGCACTCGTCTTCGATGAAGAGTTTTAGATTGAACTCCTCTTCGATAAAAAATTGAACGATGTAACTGTCGCCGAGCGCAGCTTTGACCGCCGCCAGCTTTGTGCTGTTCACGAGCGATGGCGGCATGTCAGCACCCAGCTTGCCGGTGCCAGCAGCAGACCTTCGACAATATCCACGATGTGCGCTGGCCGAGCGTGAAACGTTTCTCTGACGGTCTGTCCCGCGGCATGTGTCGCGGGCACCGTTATCGTGTTCAGAATATCGACGCCACGTGTCAGGCCGGTCAAGGCACTGAACGTTGCTTCCCACGTCATCAGGTTGGTAGACCAGATACTCGCGATAGGCGGCTGGGCACTAAGCAACGCGCCGCAGACCACCACCGCCAGCGAATGGTCGTTAGACCATGCCACGCCGTAACAGGCACCGACGACGGGCGGATTCCAGCTCGATCCAGCAGCACTGTAGCTCCACGTGATGGCGTCCGCGGAATACTGAAGCGAGGCTACGTCAAGGCCACTCGTTCCCACCCCTATCCATCGCGACAGCGCGGATACATACAGAAGCCGATACCACAGTCCCGGCTGGCAGCTCTGACTCGTCCATGCCGTGGCGTTGGTGGAGGTCATAACGAGATTCGTGCCATAGGCGATGTCCCCAGCAGCCAACGCGACAAGCATCGTCCCGTTGTAGGCAATGCAGCCCCAAGGTTTTGCGGCGGCGGCGGCGGCGGAAGTCCACGTGATTCCGTTGCTGGAATACATCACCTGATTCGTGCCCGTTGCCGCAACCGCCACAAACTTCGAGCCACCCGACAACCCCGATGCCCAGCAGACGCTCCCCCAAGGATTGGCTTCCGCGGCGGCTGCTGCGGTCCACGTGATGCCGTCGCTGGAATACTGCACGCGGTTCGTGCCGTCTCTGGACACGAGCACGAGCAGCCCGTTGTCTGCGTTCCAGCAAACACTACTAAGCTGATTCGCTTCCGCGGCGGTTCGCGCAGTCCACACCCGCCCGTCAGGGCTCGTTGCGATAACCCCATAGGCTCCCACGGCGACAAACAAGCCCAACGCCGCAGCGCGCACACGCTCAAATAGGCTCCCGCTGGGATCACGCCCACATGCCAGTTCTTTCCATCGTCGGAGTACCAGCAATCGTTTGTGCCGACAGAGACCCACGAGCCGCCGCCGTAAGCGGTATCGAATTGCGGTGTGTTGATCGTGAAGCCTTCCCGTTTGCCTGTATAGGACACCAGCTCACTGTCGATCTGCACGACGCCCGTATCCTCATAGCTCGACGCGTCCACCAGATACAGCGTCGTCACTACCGTGGTCATTGCCAACGTGAGCTTACTCGCCCGCCGCCGCAGACTTTCCTATTGGTCAACGTGGAAGGATCTTTGAGCGTCACATCGAAGCCGAGCAGATCAGAAGTCATAGAGGCACGTTCAATCACCCCTCGCTGAAAGCTCGTGAAATCGGAATAGCAGATCGAGCTGAAGCCAGCTCGGAACGTGGCCCGCCTGTTGCTGAGTCCCTCGTAAAGCAATCGCGTCACGGCACCGCGGCTGCCGACATTCGCAGAGCCTGAGATGTAGTGGGCCTGCACGCGATCTCCAGAGAGCGCCGCTGGATAGATAGCAACGCGGGCAATGCTGCCGCCAAAATATCCACCCGGCCCTTGGTTCCGTCCGACGTTCAGAGGAAAGGCTGTCGCGGTGATGGTCTGATTCGTGCCGCTGCTCGTGACGTTCACGCCGTTTACGTAGAGGGTGTTTGTCGCGCCAGACTTGACCCATGCGACGTGATACCAAATATTCAAGCTCAGTGCAGTCAACGCCAGCACAATCGCGCCCGCGCCATACCGCTCACCTTTCACCACGCCAGAACTGTTGACATAAAACCTGTAGCCATTAAAGCCCTTCGAGATAAAGTCCTGATCGCCACGAAAGAGGGAGCTTTACCAAGCCTCAAGCGTGAACGTGTCGCCGGGATCGAGCAGCGCGTGATCCGGTACGCTCACGTACTGCGTTGAACCGTTCATCGCGAGACAGGTATTCGGCTCAGCCAGCGGCCCGGCGTTCCCAAATGTCGGAGCTGCAACAGGCGAGCCGTGCAGACAGTTGCCGCTCGCGTCGCCTGCCACGACGCCGGACTTTTCATTCAAAGGCAGATAGAGCGACGGCGCATCTGCCAGGACTTCGGCGTCATAGATACTCTGATCGATAAGCGGCAGCACGATGGAGCTTACTGTGGATCGTCCGCGCTCGGGCTCGACCTGAGCTGAGATTCCACGCAAGGCCGTCGGGTTCATGCACTTGATATTGTCTGGCAGATTCATCAGCCGCGGCCAGCATCGTAGTGGGCCTGCACGCGAGCCGCAGAGAGAGCAGCGGGATAGATCGCAAGCTCGTCCAAAGACCCTTTGAAATATCCATACGTATCGGAGCCGATATAGAGGTCTGAAGCCGTAGCAACAATCGTTTGATTCGTGTCGCCGCTCTGCGTCGTGACGTCCACGCCGTTGAGATAGAGTTTTGTGGGTCGCCCGTTTTTGGTGATCGCGACGAAACTCCAGACGCCAGCCGCGGCTCCGGTTGTGGAATGAGCGATCGCGTGGAGGCAACCTTCACCAGACTGATGATCCTGTCGTGTCGTGGATGCTGACGTAGTAGCCGCCGCTATTCTTGAACAGCACCGCCATCTCGCCGCTGATCCAGCGAGGACTGGCTTTACCAAAATGTGAAGGAGCAGACGTCGCCGGGATCGAGCAGCGCGTGATCCGCACGGGTAATGTATTCGTCCGTCCGTTCAGCGTGATGGCAGTGTTTTGGTCACCGGACAGTGCGCCCGTAACCCAAGGGTGGGCGTGTTCACATACACGCCATCAAGCCGGTTGCCGCTGGAATCCACAGCGACAGTTCCTGCGCTTCGCCAAGCCGTAGATAGAGCGACGGGTTGCGGCTAAGACTTCCTCGAAGTAATCGAACAGATGGTGCGTCGTGTAGCGCTTGCCAGCATCGCAAACGCGCCGACGCCGCGGCCCGCGTTATAGTGCGCCGAATGCGTGCTGCCGAAAGTTCTGTGGCGTAGAGGGCCAGACGGCAAAGCGATCCAGAGAGCCAGCCTGTCGTCGATGCAATTGAAAATGCCGACGCGGTGGCGGCAATCGTTTGATTCGTGACCGTGCTGGTGACGTCCTGCCGTTGATGTATAGTGAACCGTGCTGCCCGACTTCGTATAGGCAGCGTGAGCCCAAACCCGCGGTGAGCGCCACGGTGGATTCGACGATCTCCGCGGTTCCGTTTTTCGAGATCGCAATTTTCCCGGTGGTCTTGATGTAGAACTCCAGCGACGTCGAGCCCTTGCCGAAAATGGTCATCGTGCTGCCGATGACTCTCGGGCGCACCCATGCCTCGCCCGATTGCAGATCCGCAGGATCAAGCAGCTGTTGTCGGCGATGCTGACGTACTGCGTGGTGCCGTTGAACAGCACGCGGTTGCCCGGTCGTTGACGAAGGGACCGCGCACGCCAGCGTTGGAGCCGCCTGATAGGTGCCGTCCAGCCCATTGCCGGACGCATCCGAAGCGACGGGCCGGACTCCTCGCCAAGCTCCAGGAACAGCGAAGGCGAATCCTTCAGGATCTCTTCACGAAGCCCCGGAGAATTTTCCACGGCATAGGTAGGTGTCCGCGTCGCCAGAGCGTTCGCTGCTGCGTAGGTTAGCGTTGGGTTAAGCATTAGAGCGCTCTCCGATCCACGACGCCCGCTGATTTCCACGTCGTAATCCAACTGATCTGTCTCGGTGATTTTGATTGTGCCCAGCATCGGCAGGAACTCGAAGTACCTGAAGCGCGAGCCGAGCAAAGCCCGCGTTGATGGCGACGGAAATCGTCACAGGATCTGTCGCGGAGTTGGTTGCCTTGACGACGGCAGCCTCAGACTCGCTTTCGATCACGTAGCGGCTGCCCGTGACAATGCCTGCCGCCGACGCTACGGGATTGCGGCAGCACCGGCTGCGGCGCGGCGTCCAAGGTCGTGCTGACAACCAGACCGCTGTCGCGTGCGAACGTCCACGGCAATCCTGCTTCCGCCCACATCGATGCTTGAAGCAACGCGGTCTTCAGGTCGGACTCTGTCGCATTGGAGTTTCTCAAGTTGCGATAGGTGCCCGCACGGTGAACGCTGACGCGATGTTCAGATTTGGAACTTCAGGCGCGACTTATCGCGAACCGGAAGAATCTCCAACGACGCCACGTCTTTAGTGAAGTCCGCGTTGACCGCATTGAAAGTGATCCTGCGTTTGCCATTTAGCGTCCGAACGCGAAAGGATTGATTTCGCCAGCGAGCGCCATCTGCCGATGTCACTGGCGATCTTCCGCACGATGTCTTCACCGGAAACCATAGCCCGGAGGCGATGTTGACGTTGACGGTGATGCCGCCGCCCCCAGCCATACCGCCGCCGATGGCACCGCCGCCAAGGCCCGCGCAGGGCGTCCATCGGCACCGTAAAACGCGCCATACGGACTTTGCAGTGGTGAATCGTAGCCGGGACCAGTTCGAGACATTTGGAGCCACTGATCGTGCGATGCCCGATTAGCGCCGCCTGCCTCCGCACAGCTTCGTCGTGTTCCTTCTGGAATTTTTCTTGCTCGGATGGCCTCCCAGGCCGAACATCTTGGCGATCTTATAGCCCACGTCGAAACCCATCCCGAGAGGTCCAAGCGCACCGGTAAGGCCACCACCGGCGCCGGAGCAGCCCGCGCCGCCCCGCCATCGGCACCGCCGCCGCCCCCGCCGCCAATGCCAAGCTTGCCGAGGATTCCGCTAAGCAGGCCGCCCCCGCCGCCGCCACCAGCGGCCCCGCTAAGCCCGCCGAAAATCGCTCCGATCTTGTCTACCCAGGACGCGCTCGGACGTCAGCGTGTTAAACATCGACGTGAAAGAATCCATCACGGACTTCGTGGCATCCAAGACGGACTTTCCATAACGCTGGACAGTCGGCAAACTCTACCCTGTATCCGGTTGATCATGTCGGGCACGAAAGAATGCCCACGACCTTGTCCCACATACTCGAAAAGGCGCTCGTAACACCCTGGGTGAAGCCCGTTACCGCGCCCTTAACCGCGTCGAGGGCGCCGTCAGGATGCGCTTGATGGCGTCCCATAGGGCTTGCCAAATCTTTGGATCCCTTCCCCGAACTTTGTCCAGTCGCCGGTAATCAGTCCGGTAAACGCGCGTATGCCGCCTGCGAGAATATCCAGTGCGCTTTTGAGCACGGTCTTGACCACGTCGAAAGCCACACTGAGAACAGGCCCGAGGGTGTTGAAATGACCGTCCATTCCGCCTTGATGACCCCGACCCAAAGCTTCCACGCGGCTTCGATGTAAGGCATGAAGACATCAAACAGCCCCTTGAGTTCAGTGAGCACACTGCCGACGCTGTCCCGGATCGCGCCCACCGGCGCCGAGAGCCTCGCGCACCGCTTCATTCTTCAGAGCAAACGCAGTAAGAGCCGCAACCACAACGCCGATAGCGATGGCGATACCGACAGGGCCGGTCAAGACCGTGCCGACGGCCGTCATCGCGATCATGAATGGCCGCCCGCCGCAACAACGTGATGATGCTTGAGATGGAAAGAGCGAGCGTTCCGAAGAAGACGAGCAGGGGCCGATTGCGGCAGCCAGCCCGCCGATAACCAGTAGTACCGTCTTGGTTGAATCATCAAGGCTGCCCAGCCACGTCACCAGCCTTTCGACATATCCGATGAGAGGAGCAATCCCTCTGATATGAGTTCGCCGAATTTCTCTGAGACGTTGCCAAGCTGAACCCCGAGTTGCTGCAGGGCCCAGAGCCCACCAGCGAGCCGCCTTAGCCGCGCCCCCGAACTCCTTTTCCAGTTCCTTCAGGATGACGTTTTGCGCGCCCGCAATGTCGTTGACCGCCATGAAGGACTTGACGAGTTCCTTCTGATCGTTCAGACAGCTTCACGCCGACACCGCTGCAGGGCCGTGACGCCCGCGACCGGATCGTTGAGAGCCTTACCGACCTGGATTGCTGAGGATTGGAGATCCTGGCCGAGCACGGTCGACATGTTCAGTGCCGCCTGCGCGCCACGGTCGAACGCGGTCCCGGCAATGTTGGTAAACGTCAACAGTTGAGTAATTGTCTTCTGAATGATCTCGTCATCATCGAAGACCGAATCGCCTTGCAGCGATGTCGCGAGCCTGCGCAACTCATCTGCGCTCTTTCCAGCAACTCCGCCCGTGGACCGGATTGCATTCTCATCAACGTGGAAGCTCTCTCCGCTTCGTTGAAGTCTTAACCGCCAACCCGCCGAAGGCGACGAGCGGCACGGTCAGACCAAGCGACAGGTTTGGCCTGCGCTGGTTGCCGCCGATCCGATATCGTTGAGGAGTTGGGTCGTTGGCTTAACCGTTTTTTTCGAATTCCTTCGCCTCGCGCTGCGCGTTCTTCAATCCGTTGTTGAGTTGTCGGCTTGAAGTTTTAGCTCACAACCAATGACGAGATCGTTGCCATTACAGTGTCTCCGCCAACGCGCGCGCCCGTGCGTCAAGGTCCGACTCCGGGTTGTCGCGCTCTTCGTTTTGGATCATGAACTCCGCCCCAAGTTCGACGATTTCTCTGCCGCTCCATCGGGCCAGCAACTCCGAAACAGGCAATGCCGTACTGATGGGCTAGGCCGACGTGGGAAACGGCGTCCGGGTCGGCATCTAAGTTTTTTACGACTTCCTCGACATCCTCCTGGGTGATGGCGTTCAGCCGAGTCGCCACGTCGAACAACTGCGTAAATCGTCGCCGCGTTTTTCCTGCCGATTGCCGAGGCGTCGCCATCTTTGAAAAACCGGCTGCCGTCTTCGTTGCACACCGCGATCTCCACGAGACGCTCGCGCGCGGTTCTGTTCGATCCTTGGAAATCCGGAGTCCGGTCCCGCGTTCTTCTTGTCTTCAATGAGAGGCTGTTGCTCCCCATGCCGCCTTTTCGGCTGCGCCAGCGAGCGGACAAACAGATCGGCGTTCATGGCCTTGGACATGGACCTTCTCGATAACAGAATCTGGAATCCTAAAAACTCTCTCGATTCATTGCCCTTACCTCACGTGGTTATTGGCTGACTTGGCGCTTTCGCCACCCCTTGACGGACACCGCGCCAGCCGAACCGGACTACCGTTCCTACGACTTGGTGCAGGTGAAGCCAGAGCCGGCCGAGCTTCAGCTTGGCCATCAACAGGTCGGAGAAGCTGCCACCCAGAACATCCCAGGGCCATCACAATGGCGTTCGCCAAGGTGAAGTGTTGTTGGTGGCTGATGCAGAAACACCCTTAATCACTGCCGGAATAACGTCCCCCGATCACGAGCGGGTAAATCGTCTCGTTCACCAGCGAGGCGTCGAACGCTGGAAGAACTCCACTTCGCCGAAAAGTTCAAGGCTCCTGCTTCTTCGTGTGATACGTGCTGCCCATCGCGGAATCCTCTTTGCCGTCCGAGTGATGTCGATCTTGACGCTTTTGACGTAGGCCGACAGATCCACTCCGTTGATCGAGACGAAGGACGTTGTCAGATGATGGTGCTGGTGGTGCTGCCATGGATTCTCCTTATTGGATGCCGACAATGACGACGGCTGAAAAACTTGTAAATTTCCCGTCCAGAAGACGCGCCAGAACGTGTCTGTGATCGCGCCTGCTACCGGCGTGATGTACTGCGATCCTGCGGCTGTGTTCTGGGTGAATGCTGCCCGCTGGTGATCGTGGCAAAGTCTGTTACCGCGGATTGGACAGTGAACGTCACGTTGGTCCCGACGAAGGCCAGCAGATGAAGAACCGCGTACACGTTCTGGGTTGCCGACACTGCGCCCAACACTTGCGTGGCTGTGTTGCCCGCTATCGTTCGTGAGGTCTTGCCATCTTCCATGATGGTCCCGCGCACGAGCTGCACTCCTGATCCGTTTGCCTCAGCGTCGCACTGGAACTTCAGCAGATCCCCGATGCTTCCACCGATGGAGTACTTCGCCAGCATCGACTTGAAGAAGAACCCATTCTCGCCGACGTCGCCGCCAGCAGCCGCCGCGGAGATTGGAAGTCCTTCGGTTCGCGCAATCGTTGGCGCATACAGCCTGCCGTCGATGGCGTTCGCCTCGACATCGGCAAACTTGGAATAGCCTTCGATGTGCGCCTTGATGTCGAGCATCCCTGGCTTTTTCGTGTGCCACGCGGAGCCGAAGGCGCTGTCTTCTTTGGCATCCGGAGTAACGCCGATCTTGACCTGGTTCAGGCGCCTGAGATGTCGTAGGCGCCCAGGTAGACCTTCGCATCGGTGAGAATGATGCTTCCCGTTGGCCCGCTCATGACATGTCCACGATGAAATCGATCATGATTCTGTCCGCCTCCGTGTTCTGGTCGACCATTTCAAATCCTGCAGGGTTGCGCATTTCGTTATCGATCCGGATGGCCGTGATCGTCTCGCCGCCAATCGTTCCGCTGTAGCCGTAGAACGCTGCAATGAGCGCATCCCGCATCGTCTCGACCGACGTGGTGCCGCCGCTCCTGGTGATTTCACGTAGCCATCCATCTGGACTCTCGGCTTCCGGTTTCGCCACCACATACCCCATGCCTTCTTGCCGGGTCCGGCTGACTTCCCGGAAGCACACGGCCGGCATCGCGACGTTCTGCGGCAATCCATCAGGGTGAAACGGGTGCCGACCAGCGTATTGAGCGTGGAGTTTGCGGTCTTTATGGCGACCAATGCAGTCTGCGGCTCACAGCTTTTTCAACTCCTTCTCGATCCCCGCCGCGAGAACCTCACCAATCAGCGTTACGGCCTCTTCCTGCTTTTCGTCGAACGCGGGTCGCAGGAACGGCTGAGCCGGGTTTTCCCGCCAGTCCGAATTCCGGGATGTGCCCATAGAACCCTTTCCGCGACAGGCCACTCTTTGCGATAGCGCCGTCGCCGTCTGATCGGCTCACCGTGACCATCCTGCTTTCGGCGAGCTGGCCTTCGTCACGAGGACGCCGTCTTCCGCGCGCTCCCGGACTGGCTCAGAGCCCGTGCGCAGGGCGCGCACGATCAGGTTCTTTTGCAGCGCGAGCGGCCAGATCATCCATGGACTCGAGGAGGGATTGCAGGCCCTGGACTACTTCAGCCATCACAGCACCTTCCCCACCATCAGCTCCATGTCCATCCGGTCCACCCCGGGCCGCAAGGATATGAATGTTCCGTACTGATCGGCGGAGGCGATGGGGCTCTTCCAACGAACGCGCATCTTTTCGGTGAGGTCGCGGCGTAATCGCAATCACAACTTTGCCGAGATCTCCGCATTGATCTTCTGGGCCGCTTCAATTCCCGCCGGAAAGGAAATCGAACGCAGCCCACGTGCTGGACAGAGTCGCCCAGCCCTGAACCGGCTGACCTCGGAGTCCGGGGTCTCCGTCGAAGACTCAATCACGATCCATTGATTTTTCTGGCCGATGGTTTTAAGCATGGCTGGCCGCCACGAGAGAATCGATCGTCCGCTGCGTGTTATCGATCGAGCCGCGCCGCTGGAGCCGCCATCTCCGCGATTGACGTACAGCTTGCCCATCTCCAGCTTCACGGCCGCGCGCATGTTCTCGAAGGTCACCACGTCCAGGCCATGAAGTGCGTGCCCGTGCCCGTGCCGTGATTGGTCGACGGCGGATCCGCCTGCCGCAGAGAAAGCTTCGGGCCCGCGATCAGAAAGTAATCCGTGTTCGCCGAGAGCCCGCCGGCAGCGCGCCTCCGGAGTTCAGCATATCGCACGCGGTCGCCGGTTGAGAAGGATCGTCCACGCGGGGTTACATGTCGGTTGTGGCATCTGCCGTGAAGGGAGCCATGGTGCCGGCCACAAACGTGACGTCACCCGGTCTTCATAGGCGTTGCGCGTCGGCGGCCACGCCTGCAGATAGGCCAGCCAGAATACGGCGCCAACCGCATCGACCGAGTAAACCGACGCAGAGAGCGTCTGGTTGACGCCAGCCGTATCGACGTAGGTTATTGAGGCCACGGACACCAAGGCACCCGCGGCACTTCGATAGACCCACACGCGGGAATTGCGTCAGCGTGAGCTCGAACTGTGTCACCACCATCACGCGATGGCGCCTGGTGTTGGCGCGGTTGCCGTCTCCACCACATCGCGCGCGGCTGAGGTCTGCGAGGGAATAAGCGCGTCGTCGTCGTCACTTCCACGGGAGACTTCATGGTTGTTTCATATCCAACAGATGGACAGGCTCCGCGTAGGGTGGGATCGCGATGGAATCATTTGCGCTTATTCTTTTTGCGTGGGGTCTTGTAGATTTCGTGAGGCGGGGCTTCCATCATTCCGCCAGCTTCCGATCCAGCAGGATCTTTCGCAGGCTGGCTGGAGGCTGAGGATCTCGCCTACGCGGTAGCTCCCGTAACGGCCAATCATACGGATACTCGGATTCACTCGGCGAACCTCTTCCCACGGCGGTCGCGACCCACGCGGTTGCGATGGGGGTCGAGGGTCTTCCGGGTCGCCGGCTGTTCCGTCTCGCGTCCGGCTTCCTGCGTCTCGGTTTCGACTTCTTTTTTCGTCTCGACGCGTTCCGTATCGGCTTCTTTCTTTTTTTGCCATCACTATCTCCAAACGTTTTCGGGTATTCCGTTCTTGTGAACTCTGGGCTGTTGAAACATCGCTTTCGAAGGTTCAGGCTGGGCCAGCGCACCATCAGGTCGCAGTGACCGACCGGAACGCGCAGCGCGACGTATAGCGTGTTGCCTGCGGCCTTCCAGTTGTGCCAGAACTGCACGTCGGGATCTTTGTCGCTCTCGCCATTAGGTCTTACGTGCGGTTGTACCAAGGCTTCGGCATCGCCTGCAGCTTCGATACCCGCAGCCAGCGTCAGCCCGAAAATGCGCGGTTTTCGGCCGGAGCATTTCCCCGCGCGCGAGGTCCTCTCTGGCCATTCCCGAGATGAGATTGCCGTCGTTGCCGGTACCGTGAACATCGGCGCCGCGTGATGACGCGCGGTTTGTAGCGGCGCGATGGCATCGGCATGTGGATAACGAACCGCCAGATCAAGCAAGGTATAGATTTGATCGCGCGTGAAAGACCGTGTCGTAATCACAGCAGAGGATCCATTCCGGTCGTGGTCGGCGATCGATTCCTCAATCGCATGCGTGAGGTCGCGGTCCCAATAAGCGCCCGTCACCCGTCGGAACGGCATCAGCGGCGCCAGTTCCAGCATGGCGCAGTCCCAGAAGTCGTTGAAGCCGAGGCGCGGAGCTGAGAACGGCCGCCGCTTTCGGCCAGACATCGGGGCTTGGTCCCGCAAAGGTTCAGTGAGATCGGAAGGCGCGAGCAATCGTCTGATGTCCATCCTGCCAAGCGGCGAATCGCGATCAACCCGGCGTCTCGCAATGCTTCACTGAGCACTTCATGATCGAAGAGCGTCTTGTGAAAGTCGTGTTCGTCAACTTGTCCGCCCATGACATAGCCCATCGTGTTGATCGGTGCGCCCGCTTAAATACTGATCGGCGATCTGCTTGAAGTCCGGCACGGCGATCTTGAGAACGCCACCGGCCTTAGAATCCGAACCCACTCCCGAAGCACGTCCAGAATCCGTCCGTGGGGAAAGTGCTCCAGGATGTGGGAGGCGGGACTTCTTCAAACTTGCATCGACGGCATCGATCTTCGATGCGTCGCCGCTGCCACGCTTGATGTCGTAAGACTTGTAGCCTTCGTGATCAACAACGTCCCAATGTTCAATTTCATGTGATCCCTCAATCACCCCTGACGAACACCGCGGCAGGTGGCAGGGTATCCAGCTTTTCGGCTTCGATGGCCTATCCGCGGTTCTTCCTTAGCCTTTCGATCAACTGCAGCACGCCAGCATTCGCCGCGCTGACCGGGGCGACTTCCCCGCGCGACATAATGGCGGACGCCCCGTTGACTGAGTCGTCGCGGGAACCACTTCCAGCTTCAGGTAGCGCTTCCTGCCGCGGCAGTCGATATTGAACACGGTCATGTGGGTTACGGCAGTGTTCGGTGGAGGTCGCGATCACGAAGCCGATGGAGGTCGACGTCTGTGTGCCTCCGGTGAATTTCACAATCGCCGCGAGCCGGTTGCATCCGTGATGTCCGACTCGGAAATCTTCATCGTGGTTGGACGGTTGGATGCCGCGGCGATGGTCGCCTGACGCAGCGCGATCTGACGAAGTTGTAGCCCTTCCGGTCGATCACGCCCTGCTGCTGGAGTGCCGGCGGCCGTGGCGGACGTATCGCAAAGACCATGACGGGTTTCGGTACTGAATACATGATCCCTCCTTAGCTGGTTTCGGCCGACGTAGGCGACAAGTGGCCAGCCGCTGCGGCCGAGCCGATACTGTGGACGTTGATGTCGAACCGCTCGGAGGCGATCACGCCAATCTGGCCGTTGCCTGCGTAGAGCTCGCTGAGGATCTTGACGTGACACCGCGCCGCACGCCCATACCGACAGCCATGGACATATCGCGAAGTAGAACATCGCGATTTCATCAAGGGCGGTCACGTCGCTCGGCATCGCGACCACTTCGATGATCGGGTAGCTGAGGTATTTCGCTGGTGCGCGCTGGCAATGTCGCCTTGAGTGTTTCCGCCGGCTGCCCGCAGGATCGGGTCGAATACGAGCGTCTTGCCGACTGGCGATATGTAGAATTTGGCGTTCCGGCGTGCGTACTTAGGCAAGAGCGCGATCAGCTTGTCGATGTCGTCGCCGTCGATTTCGCTGAACAGGTCATGGGTGGCCGTCGAGACGACAACCTTGGTCCAGGCCGCCGCGTTGGCGTCGAAGAACTTCTTCTGCAGGCCGGTGATGCCGTTATAGGTGCCGGTGCCATCGCCATTGATTCCGGCGTTATCTTCCGCAACCGCGAAAGCGTAAGACGCCTCGTCGGTGAGATCGTCGGCAATATTGATGATCGCGTCTTCCCCGAGTTCGTCAGAGTACTTCGCCAGCACTCCCCACTTCTTCGCGGTCCACGAGACGCTGTCCCATCCCTTTGTGGATTCGATGAAGGCCGCGCTTTCTGCGATCGGATAGGCCGTCAGCCCGCTGGTGCGCCGGGGCTGCGTTTTGTAGTCCGAGCCCATCGGCACGATCTTGGCGTACTTGCGAAACTCGCCGTACTCTTCGCGCAAGTCGATGATCGAGCGCTCCATTTCATCAGGAACCAGAGCGCCGCCCGTGGTGGTGGAACCCTCTTCCTGCACGTTGTAGATGACTTGCTGCGTGCCGTAGGAGAACACGCCGTTCTCCTGGCAGTACTGCCGCGCCTTCTCGTTGCCGAAGAACGCCTGCATCCACTTGCCGGTCCGATAAGCGGCTTCCTCGCCTTCTGGATGCTGCCGCCGTAGGACTTCGCGCGAACGCCTTCAGGCTGGAATGGCGAGGGAACAGGATCACTGGCTTGTGGTCGTCGTCGAGCTTAGGAGCGCCGGGATTCTGTCCGCCGGTTTGTCCTTGAGGACGGCTTCGATCTTGAGTTGGGATTCGATGCGGGCGCAGAGGGCGTCGACTTCCACCATGAGACCGTCGAACTTGGTTTTCTCTTCGGCGGTTGGCGCACGCTTGGCGTCGTCGGCGGCCTTGTAAATGGCTTGGGCCTCTTCAGCCTTGGTTGCGCGACTTTGCTTTAACTGATCACTGATGAGGATCGCGAATCCAACCGGGGCGGCTTGCGCGTCAAGGGTTGCCGCGTGCAGCAGCAGGGCCACAGTGAGTGCCATAACCAGGCACCCCACTAATCCCAGGCCGAGACCCAGCCCGACCATTTGGTTTTCAGCGCATTTAATGTGAGGGTGCAGAAGTTGGCGGCCCACCACGCTTCTTATCTCGAATACTGTTCATGGCGTTTTCTCCTGCCTCACGCCATAAACGAAAACGGCGGAGGCTCAACAAAAGTTTTCACCTTTGCGAAGCCTCCGCCGTTCCTGGAACTTCGGATCTTTGCTTCCTCGTCGTTGCTTGCTCTCCTGGAGCAGCGCATCCCGCACAACTTCGAAGATGAATCCAGACTGAACCCTACACCCGATGATTGCCGGTGTCACGGAATCTTTTTTAAGCGCTCCTCGCTAACTCCAGCCGCATGCGCATCAGGTCGCGGATTGGAACTTGCACCGCATCTTCCGGCCGTTCCTTGGCCTTCATGACGCTATCCGCGAATTTCTTCTCGACAGCTTCCTGGCCCGATCATCCATGTTTCAGCCTTCATCCAGTCCTTCAGCTGGGAATCAGACTGCCGGTTCTCGCCTTGTAGATCAGTCGAATTGACTTATCGACGGTGTCGAGGATTTCGGCAGTCGCGCGCATCTCGTCGGCGTTACCCATAGCAAAACCCACGCGGAATGGATCATGAATTTGGCGTGCTCGGCGATCGCGATCGTGTCGCCGGCCATCGCGATATAAGACGCGGCTGACGCGGCAATCCGTCAATGAACACGTTGATGGTTGCGCTGTGTTGGGCGAGCGCCGAGTAAATCGCGTCGCCTTCGAACACGTCGCCGCCGGGGGAGTTGATCCTGACGTTGATCGTCTTCACATCCCGAGAGCCCGCAGGTCCTCAACGAATTTCTTGGCGCCTACGCCGGAATCGTCCCACCACGACTGGCCGATCTGTTCGTAAATCAGAATCTCTGCAGTGTCGTCCTGCTTCGTGGCTTCAAACTTCCGGTTGGGGATGTTCGCCCAGCCGCCCATTTCTTCCAGCGGTCCTTCCATGTTTTGACCGGGCTCCCGTTGACGATCAAACCTCGATGGTTTTTCACTGCTGCCTCCTTGTGAGCGCCTCCATGGCGCGAGTAACTTCCGATTCGGCGATGCTTCCTGCCTCCGCCTCCGTCCATGATTCGAGCGCTTCGCCAGAGCTCCAAGATATTCACTGGCGAAGTCCGCGGAGAATCCAAGACCTTCGAGGAACTCCCCGAAGACCGACGCGACGGCCTTCTCGCGGTCGCCCTTGCGTGCGAGCGTGCGCCGACGCCCCCGCGGAACACGGCCAGCGCGAGCTTAGCCGCCTTCTTGCCGGTCTCGCCTTTATCCGGATCCGGCTCCGCAGGTGACGGATTGTTCTGCGAGGCCTTCGACCACTCACCAGCCATGTCCACAGGTCCGTAGGCGCGATTGATAAACCGGGTGTCGCCGCCTTCGTAGGGCGAATTCCCCAGGTAGGCCGCGCCGTCGTTGCCGGAATAAATACCGCGGTCGAACATGGCCGTAATGTGCGCTGTCTGGGACGCTGTGTCGCCGCGAAGCAAGGCGTTGAAGTTAGACCGGATCGAGTACCGTTCGCGCTCTGTGCCGCCGCCACGCCCCGAAGACGAGCATAGGAGAGGAGTTGCAGTTCCATCCACTGCTCAACGCCGACCGAGAACGGTAAAAGGTTCCGCGTTACCGAGGAGATCGTCATTTGCTCCACGTTGTTGTTCGTCATGTGGCGCATGATGCCGATCTCGTGCGGGTACACTTCCATGATCCGGCCACCCGGTCGTCCTGGAACTGCATGGTCTCGAGGAACTGAGCGTCGTTTTGCGGGATACCCATAGGTTTGAAATCGAGAGCGCCTTCTATCAGCGCGAGCCCTCCTTCTTTCCCGCTTTCGCGCAGGGCATTGATCAGCCCGGATTTTGCTGGCTCTTTAAGCACGGACGGAGAGATGAGCAGACCGCTTGGCCTGAACGCGTTGCGGTAGTATTTCGACGAAAACTTCCGAGTCCCTAAGGTCCATCCGAGTTCTTCGCGCATCAAGTGAATCGGGTTGTAGCCACGCACGCCGTCGTAACCCAGGCCGCGGATGTGCAGGATCTCGCTCGCTTCAAATCGCTGCTCTGTCCCGTCGCTGCGGCGTGCGTAGTAATCGATCACGCCCCGCTCGGTGGCGAGCCTCATCATATTGGGCAGGAAGCGCCAGAGATTCCGTATGCGCCCGGTGTTCGAGCCACGGTCGATCCAGGCATAGGAGTTTCCGTCAAGGTGTAGATCCGCGGAAATCAAACCGTGGTACGCCGCCCGCAGTCAAGGTCGGGTTTGGCGAGGAGTGAAGGATAGGAAACAGCCAATGATTCCAGGCTTCTGCTGAGCGTCCTTCCGAACATCGTGACGTTTTCCATCAGCTTATGCGGGAGGTGCCCGTACATCTTCGCGCGCCAGTTCACACATTGCCAGACCACGGCCATCGTCATCGCCGTGCGTTGGCTCACGACGCGCCGGAGTCAGACTCCTGTCCTCCGCGAAGCAATCTGCAAACCATCCGGTGGTTTCCTTGTACGTGGCGTTCTTGATTAACAGCGCCATTACAGCCACGTCCGCAAGGGGCGCACCTGAAGAACCAGGATTGCTCCGACGATAATTAGAGCAGCCCCGAAATGGATCAGAGCAACTCCGCCACCAACGAGCGCGAGCCCTACATCGGCGGAATCGATCTTTTGCATCAAGTCTCTCAGCTTGTTCATGCCGCTCCTCCCACGTTAGATCACAGTGCAGGCGTAAGAGCCTGCGGTTCTGCCGTCTCGGCGGCGTGGCGTCCCATCACCAGCGAGAGCGCTGGATCGATTCGGCCTGTGGCCTTCCGCTTTTCGAACGATCGGAGCGCCGCGGCATTCTTCTCGACCTTCAGATTGAAAACTGCGGATGTCAGGAGTGGATTGCCGCCGTGCCGGATGCGCCGTTCTTTAAATCTTCCTCAGTCACTTCGATCGCCGGATTCATGCCGGCAAATCCCTGGGCATGGTCCATTGCCGTGATGTGGACCGACGCCTCGTTCAGCGCCTTCTCCATCTCGTCGAAGTGCCAGTGATCGAACGCCACCAACTGAATATCGTAGAGCTTCGCGAGTTGACCGATCTTGACCGCAACGAAGCTGTAATCGATCGTCTTGCCAGCGTGGTTAAGAGAACGCTTCTTTTATCCACTGCGAGTAAGGCGCCTTGTCGCGGTGCTCGCGGTCCAGAATTCCCTCGGCGGCGTCCACGCGAACAGTAAGACATCCACGAACCGCGCGGCGCTTCCTCGTCGGCCTTGTCGCGCACCAACTCGACATCGTCAGGAAACACAAGGACGAGCGCGGTGAGATCCACCCGTCTCGATAGATCGAGCCCGCCGAAGCACGGGCGGCCGATCAAGGACTTGAGATCCACCTCGCCGCTATTGGAGTCCCAAATCTCCTTGTCTACCCACGGATCCGCACTCTCGACCCACTCGCAGAAATTGAGCCGGCGAATGACCGAAACTTTCGACGGCATGCCCTTCGCTGTTGCAACGGCATCGTCGAGGTAACGGTCCATCCGCGGAATCACGTCATACATCGGATTGGCTTTCTTTCGGATCGCCGGATCCAGGTACGAATCGCCTTTGTCGAGGCCGCCGATGTAGAAGAAGCGGGAGTCATCGTTCGGATCGATCCCCTGCAGCATCCGCTCGCCATGCTCGTGGGTCTGGAAGCAGACCGCGCCTGGATCCACGACACCAGAGTTCGTGATCTTGCACACCAGGGGCTGGGTCCTGGTCTTCAGGTTGGCTTCGGCGAGGTCGACCATGGCGGCGGTTGGATGCTCGTGCAGTTCGTCCAGCAGCACGAAGTGGGGGCGGAATCCGGAGCGGCCGCGGCCTTTGGATTCTGACGCGATCGGCGCAGGAAGGATCCTGTTTTCAGGTACGCCAGATTCCACTCCTGACCGTCGCTGCCGCTGCGCTTGATTACGGAATCGAGCCGCTGGTTACGGTTGAGAAAATTGACGGAATCCTTGAACGGGATCTTCGCCTGGTCTTTTTCGGCGGCCGCCATGTAGCAATCCGCAGTCAGCTCCCCGTCGGCGACAAGCATGTACAGGCCCAGGCCACACCCAGCGTTGTCTTCGCATTGCCTTTGCCGATCTCGATGAATGCGATGCGGAAGCGGCGATATCCGTCAGGACCCTTCCAGCCGAATAACGAGCCGATGATAAACATCAGCGGCGGCGCCAGGACAAACGGAATCTCCTCGGCCAACACGAGCTCGTTCTCGAAGAAATCCGCGACGTACTTTCCGGTACCGCGCGGCGCAGACCTCCACTCGGTCCATTCCCATTTCAATCACGCCGGGGGGCCATCGCCAGGTCGCGCAGATGCCGCTCGCGGCTAATCGCACCAGAGGTCCGGCAATCTCTTTTCCGCTCGTGACGTCCAGAGCGTATTGAGTCACCGGATCAGGCGTAGAACTTATTGCTCTTTTCTTTTTCACCAGTTTTCTTACCCAGCGCTTTACCGATCATTGATGCGCGAACGTGACGACGGATCGAACCCCAACACGGACCCATAGGCTCGATGATTCGAGAGCATCGAGCCCGTGAAACCCTTAAAATCCTTTTCGGCCTGGGCGGTGAGCCTGCACCACATCGCCAGGGTGTGGCTGTCGGCCGCCGTCAGCCAGTACGCAAACTCCATCACCTCATCCCAGATTTTCGAAGCGCGGCCACGTAAGGACTTCGGCTTCGCGATCGGCTCCTTGACGGCGGGCTCATCGGTCCGATCTTTGTGGCGGGTGACGTTAAACGTCCCTCGACCAGGTGCATATGTGTCGGCTTTGGTTTACGTCCGGGCATGCCAACACTTTTCGCTGCCCGCTTCAGGGGGCCCTTTCTCTAGAAATTTTCAAATCACAAAAATGCGCGGAAATGCCCGCGGGTTTCCGCTCTAAAGGACTTAGGAGGATTTCGCCTACCCTACCGCGCCCCCGCATGTCCTCGCGCGTCTTGACTCGATGACACTGATGAGTGCGGCAATCACATAACGCCTGGAATGGTCCAGTCCAAAACGTGGGATCGTCGGGACCGGTGACTGGTACGACGTGATCCTTGACCGTTGCTGGGCAGGTGATGCCTTCGCACGACATCGAACACACAGTGGATTCTCGTAAAGGAACTGGAGCCGCTCTCGCTTCCAGCGTGCGCTGGTGTAGCCGCGCTGGTCTGCGCGTAGCCGGGGGTGGTACCTATGAGGCAGAGGGCAACCAACAGGACACCGGTAAGTGACCATAAGCGCTCAGTGGTCATGAGCCAACCTGTTCGTCGGTACCGTCCCAGACGAATTCATTCAAAGGAAAGTGGGCGCGGCATCTAGTGCAAAACGTGCCGGAATAGAATCCGGGATCGCGTGCATAGGTTTCCGCAATCGAGAGGCCCATCGTTGTCGTAGCGCCACACGGGGTGTGTTGATAGATTCGCCGAACAGGCCGCACGAATCCTTTCGCGCGCTCTTCGGCCGACAGCACGACGTAGCCCTTTTGTTGGCCCGTGTTCGGGTTGATCTCTCGATGGTCGTCCGTCTCTGGAGATCCATCGGCGAGAACGCGGGCGGTTCGGTCGACAGGTGCTACATTCATGATTCCCTCTTTCGAGTGCAGACGTCTGCACTTCCCTAAAAATCCCTATCTTTCCCTAAAAATCCCCCAAGAAACTCACGTCTCTTTCTTTCCTAATCGACTAACAAATTCACGCGCTTCAGCATCCAGCCGAAGATGAACCGCTCGTTCCTGCTGGCCAGGTAGCGCGCGCCCTGCTGGCAATTCAACGCCAGCAGCATCACCAGCTCGCCATTCTTCCCGCGGGCCCGCACGAAGGCGATAAACGCCGCGATCGTCACGGCCCAATCACCCCGTCGGTATCCTTTAGGTCCGGATAGAACTTCCCACCGTTGTTCAGCTTGTTCAGAGCTCGCTGCAGGAACATGCCGGCGATCGCCGGGCCATTGTTCACGCCACACTCGAACAGCTCGGCCGCTACCTTCGGGCTCAACGCCCCGATCGCGTCGAGTTCCATGAAGTCCCAGAACGCGACCTTGTAGATCCGCCGGGCTTCGGTCAACGGCATGTCCCGCATCGTTCCCATGTACCCGTGGACGCGCGCGGTCCCGAACGTAATCCCGAACTTTGTTTCCCCTCCTGGATCCGCCGGGTCGTGCGAGTACGCGCCTCGAGGGCGACGACGTCCGCGAACGACCTGGAGAAACCGCTAAACCTCAAAGTCCGGATCACTGGCGTAGGCTGCGTTGATCGCATTGCGTACTTTGAGCATCGCCTTCTTCAACTTCGCCTTGTTTTTGGGGTTTTTGATCGAGGCCAGGATGATCGAAATACCCATCGTCATCAACATGTCTTCCATGACTTTCTCCTTCTCTTTCTTTTCTATCGGACCATCGGAACGCGTTACTCCTTTAGTTGGGGGGGACTGCCCGGATGAAGTAGACGAGGCAAAGATGAAGGACGCCAGTCCGAACAAAGCCCCAAGGCCGGCCAATATCCATGCGGTGTAGTCTTTGGCGGCCTGTTGTGCTCCAGTGCCCGCCGATTGAGTCCGGGCCATCTGCTCAACAAGGGTTGTCAGCCGATCCATTTGCGGATCGACACCGACGTCTTGCCTTTACCTTCGGACATTGCCAGCTCGAGCGCCGACAACCGCTTGTTCACATCCCCGTACTGCGCCGCGTTACGAGCTTCCTGTGCGGCTGCGGTATCGGTCACCTGCTTGGCCAGCGTCTGCTGCAGGTCTGTGGTTTGTTTTCGCCAGGGTCATGATCGCCGTGTTCGCCGCCGCCGCTGTCTTGGCGACTTCCTCACGGTCCACTTGCCGGATCGAATTCAGCCTGTCGGCTTCGGCGTGCTGGATTTTCGATTGGTGCTCCTCCCGCAAGGTACCCACGAGCAGCTCATGGTCCGCCCGAAGCGAAGTCAGTTCTTTCATGTGAAGGTGCTTGGAATCGGATATCTCTTTGTCTTTTGCACGCAGGTCGTCCTGACGTTTACTCGCAGCTTCAGACAAAGCTTTGACGTTTCGGTGGGATCAATAACCGGCGAGCCCATCCTGTCGATTGCCGGCCCCAAACTCGAACCACCACCAGTTTTTTCACTCATACGCGCTCATACATCCTTGTTGAAGTTGCGACGAGCACGCCGCCGCGGGCGACCAGGTCCTGCTCGAGCCGGAATTGCGGCCCTCGAAAGGGGTGTAATCGATCAGCGCGTAGCGATCGCCAACCTCCGGAGGAGGCTCGACGGGTGTCCCCTCATCTTGAGGAGGGGACAGATAGAGCCCTTGAACGCGGCAATGTCCGCTGCCATCCGGCACGTTGTAGAGGATCAGGTTTCCCGAGCAAGTAGCCCGCGGTTCGTAGTCGACCATGTAGGGCGCGCGCCATTCATGGAGTTTTTCCGGCGCTGACCCATCGAACGGAAGACGCCAGATCTGGTTTGGAAGCGCATTGGTCGGATCGTAGAGAGAACAAAATCCCTCTGCAGGACCTGCAGACAAGTGCATCGCGTAATTCTTTTTCCCCAGGTCCATCAACATGATGGAGTTTTCCGCGGCGGGATCCTGGACGTCGATCAGCAGCACGGCGTTCTGCCATCCGCGCCGGCGGGCATTCGAACCCAGAGAAGTTTTGAGCGGCCATTCGCGACACAGGCGCACGCGTGCCCGTTGCTTCGGTCACCATGTAAGAGGTTCCGACTTGCGGATCGCGAGACGCCGAGAGGTCCGGACACGAGCATCGTGCCGTCGTTGCAGACTTTCAAACCATCGAACGGGTTCCGACGGGATAAGGCGCGCCCGTTTCTCCGGTCAAAACGTTGAACGTGAAAACAGATTCGCCACCGTCATCGGCCGAGACTCCCGTCAGCGCCATAAACCCGCTTTTCTGGAGATCGCCCTCCGCGTGCCGGCCTCCCGAAAGGTTGCTGTATTCGGGGAACGTCTTGACGAGATCGACTTCAGTGTCGGAGATCAGGCTTCGGCGAGTGACCGCGTTTTCCTGGACGACGTAAACGTGATCATCATCCAGCCAGTCGAGCATCGGTTGCGTGTCGGTGCGGATCGAACGATCGAGAACGCGGAGCATTTTGCCCGCGAGCGTGTAGAGATGAATGAATCCGTCGAGCTGTTGAACGAGACAGTATTTCCCGTTCGAGGAACGGCCGCTCGAGATGCGGATGGATCCTGGTCCGATAAGTTTTCGCGTCACGCTAAAACCCCTTTGGGACTTATTGGATGTTGGGGATCTCCGCCGAGATCCTCGGGGTCGAATTCGGCGCCTTCATCGAGATCGACGATGAAATGCGGCGCCGGCATGATGCGCCTCAGATGGTGCATGACCTTCTTTAGGCCCCGGCGATGCCGAACTGTGACGTTGATCAGCATCAGTACCCCAGCAACGTCTTTCGTTGTGCGGCCGGCTGGCCAGCATCGGCTCCCCGCCATGGCAGCAGATGAACCCGAGTACTGCTCTCTTCCCCAGGCCCGTGCAGTCCTGCAGGGACATCCGGAGTTTGTCCGGGTCTTCCGATGGCAAGACCAATAAGAAATCCCGCTGCCAGGCATCCGGCACGAAGTTGCAGCACTCCACGGCGAACGCGAGCGCGTTCTCTTTCCATCGCCGAAGTTTGTGCTGCCGGTATCATTCACGCTGCCTTCTTCTTCGTCTTACCGCCTTCGCCTTTACCTCGGCCGGCCTTTTCTTTACCTCTTTCGCGCCCAACCTTGCCCCGTCTGCCTTGCGGGCAGTTTTGGCTTTACCTCTTTCAGCCCTTTGCCTCGCGACGATGCCCCGACTGTCGACCTTGCGAGGCCGAACTGCCTGGCGACGGCTTTGACGTTGTGCTGTTTGCCGACTGCCGCGGCGATTTCCTTTTCGCGTGTCGCGTACTTAGGCGGCCTCCCTAGCCGCCTCCCGTCCCGCCGGGCCCGGTCGACACCGAGTTGAACCCGTTCTCGGATCAGGTTCCGCTCGAACTCTGCGATCGCGCCGAAGATCTGAAACACCATCCGGCCCGCCGGCGTCGACGTATCGATCCCCTCGGTCATCGACACGAATCCGACTCCCCAGCTCTTGAGGTCGTCCGCTGCCTGGATGAGATGCTTGAGGGACCGGGCAAATCGGTCGAAGCGCCAGAAGACAATCACGTCAAACTTTTTGGCCTTTGCGTCGGCCATCAGCCGGTCGAGCTCCGGTCGGTGTTCCTTCGTTCCCGACCATCCTCGATCGGAGTACTCCCGCTGATCTTCCAACCCCGTTGTTTGGCCATGTCTCAGCGCCTGCAACTGGGTCTCGACGTCCTGGCCGTGCTGCTTTGTGGAGACGCGTGCGTAGAGCGCGACGCGCACTTACACTTTTCCCGTCACGTCCCTCGGCTTGGGATATCTCGATCTCGAACCGGCGAACGGCGCCGCCGTATCCGACGCGGTTGGTCTCCGCAAACTTGTCCTTCAAGCGGGCGACGCATCCAAGTGCGAGCGGAACGGCGCGGCCCTCCCTCATGTGGTTGGTGAGCTCATCGGTTAGCTGATCAGAAAGTTTGTATCCGCGCTTGCCCATTGCGATCGCGCGCTGCTGCCGAACGACCAGCCTCTTCAATGCGTCATCGGTTTTCGGTAGTTGCTTTGCCATTACTGAACCTCCTGCTTCTGCTTCTCCGGCTTGTTCGCCATCTGATTCACCAGGCTGCTCGCCATCGCCTTCATCTGCGCACCGGTAATCCGGATGGTTTTGCCGCCGCCGAGACCGAATTCCACAACCTCTTCGTTATGGATACCGGCCTTGAGGATCCGGCCGGCGAGCGAGCCAATCTCTGGGGATGTTGTTTCTCCCTGAAATGGCTTTTCGTTGGTGGGTTTCTTCATTGGATCTCAGAGGCGTGCATAAACGACTCCTGCGCGCGCGCTTCCGCCGGCCAGGCTCACGGAAGGCCTGGACGAGCGAAAGCACGCGGCGTTCGAGTTCTTTATAAGAAGTAGGGATCGCCGGTGCAGACGTCTGCACTCGAAGGCGAAACCGGTGATTCTGGAAAAGGGGGGGCCGGGTGGCGCTGTGCCGGCCTTTCGCCTGATCAGAAAAGAGAATCGCAGTGTTGCGTCGACGTCCGTGTCATCACACCAGGTCTCCTGCGGTTCCATCATGGTCCCGCGCGCCATCCTACTTCATGCAGGAAGGACTCCACGATGTACCGGATCACTACCTGACAGCAAGCTTGGGTTTACACCGGTGGCGTGTGAAAACGCCCATTTCAGGGCTTAGGAGTTCGCTTTTTTGATGCGGTTGTGCCAGTTATCCTTGCAAGCCGAGTTGCAGAAATAGCGGGGATCATCGAGCACCTTGTGGCAGGAACGGCAGCGCGCCAGCTTAACGACTATGTCCGTTTCGCCGCTTGGATCTTCCCCGACATGGTCCGCCGGGAGAGGCTGAATTTCGACCAGCACGCGCATACCTTGGCAAAGGACTTTACCATTCACGCGCGGGCGGCTCTAGCTTGGGTTTACACGCCGGCCGTGTTCGGAAAGCCGCGATGCTATCGCCGAATCCATCGCGGCTTCCTCCCGCGGGCGGTTCATCGCGGCCCTGCACCTAAAACGCGAATCCTCATAATGGCTTCTCCACGACCGTCTTCTCCTTCTCCACGATCCGTTCGGTGCGTGAACTGGGTCTGACCGCCCATTCCGGACAGCGTCAACAAGACTTTGCCCTCGATCACAAACAACCCGCCAGACCCAAGGATGTACAGGCCGTTAATGGCGACCGTGTCCGGCGTCCGGAGAAAACTTGTCAGGCCGGTATAGGCGCCTATCGCCAGTGCCATGTACACGAAACTCCGGATCTTTCTTGACGACGACCGTCTCTCAATCACGGGTTAACCATTTAGGGCTCCCGGGGTACCCAGCCCGGCCCAGGCATCTCCCAGCCGGCATTTCCTTGTGGCAAACCGATCAGGTTGCCCAGCGCTTGGATCCCCTTGTGTGCCTCTCTGAAAGCGTTTGTGCCGGTCATGTTGTCATTCAGCACTGCACGAAATCGGCTAGGGGCATTTCCAGATACTGCGGCAGAAAAGCAGGATTCGTGAAACGTGTTCGCCAAATCCCACCCAGGAGCCAGCACATCCTTCACAAGCCGCACGCCTTTAAGCGCTCGGAGCTCACCCTCTAACGCTGCAACTCTTTGTTCCAATGTCATCGAACCTCACTTTTCTGAAACACTACCCGCGTGAAGCGAGTCGGCGGTCCCCCCCATATAACACCCGACCGACTCGCCGCGTCTGCAGCAAAACGGCAAACCCTACCCCAAGGACGGGCGGCCCCTTGCTCACGCGCGCCGAGCTCGGCATCTGTTTGTCTGTCGCCGATGCCTCGACGCGCACGGAGACGAAGAACAGCGGATCCAGCTGGCGAAGTTCATGCTGGGCGAGTTCTATGCTGACGTGAGAATTCAAAAAGGATTAGGGGAGGATCCGAACCCCGAAGTCTTGAGCTGCGGTCTCGCAAGCTTGCCGTGCGACCGAACACACCGCGTCTAAAAACTTTCCCAGACGCTCTTCGGCATCGCGGCCGTTCCTTGCATTCTCGGAGGCGCGCACCAAAATTTCCGGCGCCACGTCAGTTACACGCGACACTTGGATCCGACCCACGCGCATGACCCTGCCGACGGCGTCCTCTCCCTCCTGCGGCAACGGAGTACGAAACCCAACCGCCGGCAGCGGGTTGAATGCGGCCGCCCAGCCACCGGTACCCGCGCCTCGCGTCTCGAACCCAAACCGCGTGTATACGCCCGATTCGTAGGTCCAGGTCGCCGACGTTCCGGTTTGCCGTTGGCGGATCGATCCGGTTGGGCCCCACAGGCGCACCGCTTCGACGCGCGCGGCCGTGTTCGTTGTGATGGCGGCGCCGGCGGTAGACGCCAGCAGCACGGCCAGAATGGGTATTGCGATTTTCAGCACTGAGACTTTCATTTTCAAACCTCCATGTTTGTTATGTCGGGCTCGGCCCGACTCGTGAGCTTGCATTGTACGCGCATCGTTCCAGGTTGAATTTCCGGCGCCGTCTGCGAAGTGAATACAAAATGAACACGGAATCGAGACGGCCCCGTTTTCACGGTTAGACTGCTTCCATGAACTCGAACACAGGTCACATTGTTAGTCCCAACTTTTTAGCGTTGTTGAAAGAAGCGGATGTTGCTGGCGATTACGAACTCGTGCCGCCGGCCCTGGAGGCCGAAGCGATCAAGCTGCTCGATGGGAAGGACGAAGCTTATCTCCCCGGGACCGGAACGCCGTTAGACCGAGAAGCGCAGCGCCTGGCGTGAGCGCAATCGCAAAAAGAGAATGCGACGCGCTCACGTCCCGGGATACTGAGGGGATCCTACTTCTTCTTTTTGCCGGATGCTTTGGGCATCGCTTTTTTGGCCTTTGCCATAACGTTCTCCTTTCTCTTTGCTGTTAACCGGTCGCGCCCATTGTTGCACGCGCCAGGTTGAATCACCCGCTGTTAAACAGCTCGCGAGCTTCCCGCTCCGACATCACCCGCGGATTGGTTTTTTGCACACTCAGCGCTGAGTGTGGCGAGCAACTCGACCAGGAGCTCATAACCGCGCATCCGCCGGCTTGGTGGCTTGGCTCTTCTCAGCCCAGCGCGGATTGTCTTGCGCCCTCCAGGGACCGCCGCCGTAACGCCAGCCCTTTTAAGGATGCCCCGGACTGTGGAACGGGGGATGCCGAACTCACGCGCGACACCTTTGACGTTCTTGCTCTCACCGTAAGCGTCGAGGATTTCTTGCTCGCGTTCCGCGTGCGCCCGCGGCCTGCCCTTCTTCTTCCCAACAAGGCGCGCGGCCGCACGCCTTGCAGCCACGGCTCGCCTCGTCTCCATCTTCTCTTTTGTTACAGGGTCAACAGTCGGAGTTCTCTCCAGGATCGCTCGAACTTTCGCGCGGCTGATCCCGTACTCTTTAGCCACCGATTTTATCGAGCTACCACTACAAACTCGCCCCGCTACCCCAAGCTCGTCCTGTGTGGTTAATCGTTTCAAGAGATCACTCCTTCCGTGCGCCCGCGCGAGAATCCGACCGTTTACGACTTTCACCGCTGCCCAAATGGGCAGTATCTTGGAGTGGCGAAAAGCGGCGAAATTACACCGCGGATCGGCTGAAACCCGCACGCCTTCTACATCACAGCCGTTTTCGAGCGTCTGCCTTTCATCGCAACCCGATGGCAGCTACTCACCTGAATGGCCGGCCACGTTACCCTGCCGCCAGGGCGGGATCCAACTTGTACTGCTGATCGAACTCTTCCAGTACGTCTATGCCGCATTTCGTCCGAGGGCGTTTCGTCAAGTGTCGCATGGGGGGGGGCGGGGGGGGGGGTGGCCCCAGCACAGGCGTGTCACCACAAGCGTCACTAGGAAGGCCTGCGATCAGAATCATCCATCGCCGCCTGGAATCGTTCGTCGCGCGTCATAGCGGAATCGTGGAGGTTAGGTCCATCACACGCTCCACGGCTCGGGCGATGGCGAGTTTCGATGTCCTCTCCGTGCATAGTAGATATGCAGAAGTCTTAAATAATAACAGGGACAACGGTGATCCTGTACAACGACTCACCGAGGGTTCTTGGGTGTTTCACTGAAAACAGGTCTACACTGTCTAGCAGCACTTGATTGTATGAGAGATGTTTCAGGCAGCCACTTCAGCAGGAGCAGGCAGGACGTCTAGGGTCGGTAAGGGGTATCGCGGAGAAATAACCTCACCCGTGGACGAGAAAATTCCCCATCCAGTAAGCCGAGGTCGGAATATTTCCAGTTACAAGGAAGTTTTCGACGTCCTTACTCCATGTCGGCTCCGGCCTCAAACCTCTCGGTCAATCTCTTTCGGCTCATACTGCTCTAAAGTCCGTTAAGAAGTCTGGCACGTCGTCGCGGCGGCATCGAGGATCTGATGTTGATGTGCAGCAGCTTACGCAACACAGCCCAGATGATCTTCGCGGCGTTCGCGCGTCGTCCAACTCCCCGCACAACCGCGGCCGCGATATCCAGGTCGTCTGCCAATACCAGCGCGGCGCCATCACCCAGTGCCGGATGTATTCCTTCACCAGGCCGAACTCCGCCGGCGCCAGGACACAGCCCGACGACGAACGCTCTCACCGCCGTATAGATCGGAGTCCCTTCGTGTTTTGTAGAACGCGGCACGCCGCCAGGTCCGTAAGTCGCCAGAATCTGGGCCGACGTCGCGCGTGTTTCCCGCTTCATTCATCGACATGGTTTTGTACAACCTCGTGAATGTTACCAGGCGCCTGTATTTTGCAGGCGATTGCACCTCATTTTTCTATCCGATACTGCTACCGTGGATCTTGGTTAGTGTTACGCCGGCCCGGCGGAAGTTTTGAGAGCTATCCCAGCCAGGCCTAACCAGCGTCATTGACTCGGAGTGACAACAACACCATGGCTCGGAAAAGCATTACGGCCTCCGCACCCGCTCAGAAGGAAGCGAAAACCGCTCCAGCAGACCGTCACCGATAGTAACTCGAGTACGACCCCGGGCGTCGACATTGGGATACGCCCCGCCCAGGTCACCATGGACATTCCGAAACAAGGAGTCTCTGCTCGAAATGATCCGGTACGACGAAGTGGGATCAGGCCACGGCTGTTCAGATCGCCGACGCGATTCGGTCCACCAGGCTCACCGCGGCGGCTATGAACGAGGGCTGACATCACTCAGCTCCAAATCTCGCGCGGCCGTAGCGAATAATTCGCCGCCGCGTTGTGGTTCGAAGTAGTGATGTGTCGAGCAGGCTCGCGTTTCATCGGCATGCTGCAGGACCACCGGCTCGCGGCCAGGCACGGGTACCGTCGTCATGAAGCGCCGGGAATGGGTTATCAGGAAACACGCCCCAGTTCATTCGCGGAAATATCCAGGCTGTTACACGGGGCAGTTGCTCGGCGTTCCTTGCTGGCCAGCCGGTTTCCAATCATCCTCGAAGATGGCTATGCTGCACGTCCCGCAGCTGCACGCCCCGCGCTGTTACCAGTCCCTGGCGATTACCCTGGTTCGCCTCCTGGCTTCGTCGGAGTTTTCGTTCCGGGCATTTCTTCGAACGCTGTCTGAGCGTCCCCTCGACGAATTCGTTTTCCGATTTTTGTGCTGTGTTAAAGATTTTCATCACAGCGGCTGCAAGGTTGCGGCGAAACCTTGCCGGATGAGGGGCGTTCTTAAACTCTCTGGTTTTAAACACCCTGTATTTTCTTTTTCTTTGGTTCTTTTCTTTTTCGTTCTTCGGCTTTGTGGTTCTGGTTGATGCAGTGGCGACCGTTGCCTGAAACCCTCTGCCCGCGCGGCTTTCCCACGGCTGGAACCTGTGTGGGCATACCTCCGGAAAACACCGCTCGGCGCGGAGCAAACCCGTCCACGCCGAGCACAACCGTCGCGGCGCGGGCCGCGCGCCTCTCGCGAACCCAGCACGACCGTCACCCGCCGCGGAATAACTCCGCCATCGCCCCAGACGCAGCGGCCAGGCGGCTCCACGCGTAGGTACGCCGGGCCATGATCCGTTCGGCCTGTTGGAATTCCCCGGGATCCAGATCGCTACGACGCCTCTTCCCCCGAAGGGCTTTGACGCGTAGGTGTATTAACACCTGACACCAGGAGGGAGGCCGATCCGGCGACGCCATCAGCGCGTCGTAATCTTCGACCGGCAGCTTGGTGTAGCCCTTGCGGTATTTGCGAGGCGTTTGTTCTCCGGGGAATTTCTGTCAAAACTGTGATAGGACCCAGTAGGAATTTTCGGGGCCGGCTGTGGTAATTTTCGCGCGCATTTTTCTCTCGTTGGGAAAAGCTTCGGTTGACGAAAAGCGGCCTTCAGTTCAGTTCCCTGGAGCCGCTCGGTTTTTGCGGTTACGACGTCAAACGCACAGACACAACTTTCCTGAGGCTTCTGAGGGACGACTCGCGGCGCTACGGCTCGACGTCCCTGAATCCGGGCATTCTTCAAACGTTTCGATGGCGGCAGGACACCTTAAGGAGGGGGCCCGATACCACGTCTTTACAGGCAAAACAGACGAGGCTTCCCTTCACACCAATCGAACGTTTTTGAAATTTCAGGTTATTCTTCGACTCGGATTGTTCAGCCAATCCGCAACGCTCGATCACCGCAACCGCATCACCGCCCCTCGGCAGAAAGAACCTGGCACCGCTGCTGGCGGTGCATGCACGGGGAACTTCAAAGTCAGTGGATGAAGCGGCGGAGAGGAAGGCCTGAACTGGACAGATTTTCTGGACAGATTATGGCAAATGAGGTCTCTCTATGGCATCGCGTGTCTGCTAGAACAACGGAAGGCCAATGAGATTACAAGGTTGCACTTACTTGACACGGTAGAGGTCATCGGTTCGATCCCGGTAGCGCCCATTCGCTTCCTAAATCCCCGTCGTTCTACCGCTTACCCCACCCCGTTAATTCACATACGGGATGCTCAACTGCTCAATCTGGACAAAGTTTCTGGACAGTTCCTTTGAAACCCTCTCCGCCGCCACCCGGGTCGTCTCCTTCACCGGCTGGGTGTAGTACTCGAACTGGGTGTCCACTTTCACGTGACCCATGATTACGGCGACCGTTTTCGCGGGAACGCCCTTCTCGTGAGCCATCGTGGAAAACGTGTAACGGAACGTCAGCCAGGTCGCCCGGGGTATCTTCAGCCGCTCACATGCAGGAAACACAGAGCGGCGCAAAATATTGTTCGGGTTTTCCAGGCCTCCGGTCCGGGTGCTGAAAACGAAATCTTCCGGGCGTGTGCGCTTGGAGCGCAGGCGCCAGGTGTTGAGTAAGTCGAGCAGCCACTCGTCGATCGGAATCGATCGAACGCCGGCGTCGGTCTTGGGTGTGCCGACATGTCCCCGGTAGGCCGCCTCCGAAACGTGAATCGTGGCCGTCTGGTCATCCAGATGCCCCCAGCGAAAGGCCAGGAGCTCTCCACGGCGCATTCCCGAGATCAAGGCGAGCCCGATCATGGCCCGCACTTTCGTATTGAGCTTGCCGAGCAGCGCACCCGCCTGCTCAGGTGTCAGCGCCCATTTCTCCCGCGCGGCTTTCAGCCGCGGCAGCTTCACGCCGATCGCCGGGTTCTCCCGCAGGAGATGCCAGTCGACGGCCGACGCGAAGGTTCCCTTCAAAACTTTGAAATAGGCGTGGATCGTTGCCGGAGCCAGATCCGACTCGCGCATTTCCGTGACAAACCGTTGCGCGTCGGCCGTGGTGATGGCCGACAGCCGGTCGTCCCCGAACCGCGGGACCAGGCGCGCGTTGAGGATTTGTTTCCTCACGTCACGCGTTGAAAACTTGTACATGGGCAGAATGTCCCTCTCCCACCGTTGGGCGAGATCCCGATAGGTGCCCACGATCTGATGAACCGGCTGCTTCTGCTTCCGCACCTCGAGGAGCTTCTCGAGAAGCCGTTGCTCCGCCGCCGATCGATCGAGGACGCCGAGCGTCTCGTAGCACATCTTCCGTTTACGCCGGCCGTCCTTATCGAAAACCCACTCCCGCCAACGCATGGCAAACTTGCCACCGCCGAGCGGCACGATCGAACCGGTGTTGTTCGACCGCTTCGTTCTTCGAGCCATAGAGATTGCCTTTCCTGGCCCTTCCGTTGTTCTAGCGTGGGACATTCTAGTGGCTCCGTTTCACCGGATAGCCTTTTTTCCTCGTCTCGAGCCAGGCGCGCACCGCGGCTTCCTGGAATCGCACATACCGGCCGACCATCACATGCGGCATGGGCGCCCGCGCGCGCGATCGAGTCGCGCTGCGCACCCAGCTCTCTTTGACCTTGAACAGACGAGCCACATCCTTCGCCTCGAGTAGATCCAGGTCATCGTCCTGCGTTGCTGACAAGGGCGTCGTGCCGCCGTTCGCTCGAGTGATCACCGCGCACCAAGTCTCTTGAGCAAATAGTCCGTGTTCTGCGCCTGCCAATCGCAGAGGGCCAGCGAGCACTTGTGGATCAGATCCACCAGGCTGCGGGCGTGCAGCATGATCTCAATCCGTTCTCCTGGCGCGGACGCCGGATTGAGCGTCAAGCGGAAGCAGTGGAATTCGGACGCGTCGGTGATTTCCACTTGAATATTGGGGTTATCGCTCATACCCCCCGGGGTCCTTTCCAGTTTCGCCATGGCAACGATTCGGCCCGAACGGACCTGTTTTGACAAACGGCTCAGGCAGGCTGGTCACTGGCCTACCCCACAAGGGAGGCGTTTGCGGCGCTTCCCTTCCTCCCCCCTCTCATCCCCCTCTCTCGCCGTTTACGGGACAGCTCGATGTCACTGCTGCCCTTTTCTTTCCCCCTGCGGATCCCGGCCTATAATCGCGTTCGCCAAAACAAACGATCCCAACCAAAACCCGCAAGGAGAAAACCTGTGTCCAATACCGAACACTTTCCCATCAACCGTCGAAACACCTGCACCATCAAAAGAGCCGCAACCCGGGGCTACATCGTCAGCCTCACCGCCGACGTAGACGATCCCTTCGGGACCGGCCCTGAAGGCCTTACCCAATGCGGCTTCGACGTCGTCGTCCCTCCCGATGCTGGCGACGGCAAAACCGTCGACGAGATCATCGCTGAGGCGTGGCGTCGGCTCGACCTCGCGAAACATCTCACTAGGACCCAAACCCCAACACAGCGCCGTCCCGGACCGCCTTATTGATTTCCCCAATGAGGCGGGCCACGGCCTGAGGCGAACTTGCGAAATAGACCGTATCGTCGCGATTCATCAAGTCCCTGACGACGGTCACTGCCTGCTGCCGCTCTAAGGGCGTTGCCTCCGACTTGTCCAATACTTCGACGATTTGCTTTGCCAGATCCAAGACCTTGTCCATTTACGCGGACGCCCTCCTCTTCGGCTTGGCCGGCTCCAGTAAGTCGAGGACGGTGACCGAGAGCGCCGAGGCGATAGACTGCAACGCGTCAATCGTCACGTTCACTTCACCGCGCTCGACCTCGTACCAGTATCCCGGCGTCAACTGGGCTGCTTTTGTGAGTACTGCCATTGTTTTGCCCGAGTCGCGCCGAATGCGCCGCAGGTTGTCCCCGATGGTTTGACGTTGCGTATCCATATATGAGGCAACACCTTAGTACTAGAAGTGAGTTGCTGCAAGTGTAATTTTTATTCTTCAGATACCGCTGACATTCACCACACTCTGTGATGGGAACTTATAGTGAAGACTCTGCGGCAACTTCTCGGCGAGGAACTTAAAAACTATCGCCGTCTGGCCCAACTCTCCGTTACCGACGTCAGCGACAAAGTGAAGCTCACCACCAAATCGATTCACGACATCGAGGCAGGAAAGCAAAACGTTTCCCCAGACAACTACGAAAAGCTGCTATTCGCCTGCGGCCAGGTAACCCCCGAGGACTGGCTTGCTGGGAACCGATCAAATCACAAGGATCCGGTCCTGGCGAAACACGACAACCTGTTCACCATGTTAGAGACGATAGTCCGGTCAGATCACGACGCCACATTGGTCGTCGTCCGTGAGTTTCTTGATGCAATGGCGGATCGCGCTCTCTCGAAGAAACGACGGTGGGGACGCCCACGCGAGGCCCCAGAGGACCCCGGGAAACGGGAGGGCCAGGACGCGCGGACGGGACCGCAGGGAAGCGGACAGACCAATCGAAAACTAAAGAAACAGGAAAGCTCAAACCGTGGTTGAAGCTGCTCGACGGAAAGAAACGATAGAATCCGCGAGGTAGAAACGACAGGGGGCAGGAATGAAGCTGGGGATGCTGCTGGTAATCCTTTTGATGTCGAACGCGGCGCAAGCGCAGAGTGAGGTTCGTGTTCATGTATTCGCCATAAAATCTCAGGAAGGCTTCGTGGATTCCCAGCGTCTGGAAAGTTCCGTCAGTGATATCCGGGAGGCCTTTGCGCGCTATAAGGGTTTGACGTGGACGTTCTCTCCGGACAGTGCCGATCTAACGCTTGAAGTCGTATTTTCTGGCAGGCCGTCGTGGGGCAGGCAACGCAAACAGCCGTGGGGCGCGGCATTTTCGGCGGCGTCGTGGCGAACACCTCGACTACCAACCAGACCGCGCCAACCATCAAGGCAACCCTTCGAGTTAAAGGCACCGACTACCGAAATGAACTGTCGATAAGCGCTCAATGGTTTTGGAAGGATCTGGCGGCAAACATAACGAAGCAACTCAACGAATGGGTCGCTGTGAATCGTACCAAGATTGCCGAAGCGAGGTCGGCGGCGATGAACGCAAAAGCGCCTGCGGCGGCTCCAGGCTGGCACGCTCTCGCGTCATGGAAAGGTTCTGGCATTAAGACGACCGAATCTTTCACGACCAGCACGGCCGAGTGGCGAGTGAATTGGAAGTTTTCATCAACCGGAATTCTTCAGATTTACGTTTATGATTCTTCGGGCGGGCTCGTCAGTCTCGCTGCAAACAAGACAGGCGCAGGCGCCGAGATCTCGACTGTTCACACGAAGCCCGGCAAATACTATCTGACGATCAACTCGTCAGGCGATTGGGACGTGTCGATCGAAGAACAGTAGAGGAAGCTGCTTTCCGATGCCCACCCTGATCCCCCTTGACCCCGAGGACTTCGCAGCGCTTTTCATGCCGAGGCCCAAGTCGAAGAAAAAACAAAAGCCGAAAAAGTAGCTATTGTTGACCTACACTGCCGCCGCGCTCGACTACTTTAGCGCGACGCCCAGCCGCCTTTGATTCCGCCTAGCGCGACGCCCAGAACGCTACCACGAGAGAACCCACGCTTTTGTCTTGAAATAGGTTGACACCTTACAGCTCTAACTATAAGGTGTTGCCTCACAACATGAAACCTAAACTCCACACCAAATACTTCTTCACCCACCGCAAGATCCTCGGTGGCCGCCCTCAGCCCTTATGGCTGGAGCTGGTCGTCTCTGCACCGAACCGTGCGAAAGCCCGGCTAGACGCCGACAACGAACTCGCCTTCTTAAAGGCAGGCATCCGGGCGTTGCAGCGCGAGCAGGAGCGGTTGGACAAAACAGTGCGGTCGTATCCCGACTTCCGATTTGTAGGGGTGAACTGAAAATGAAGGTCTTAAAAACGGAAGAGGTTGCGATGAAGAAGCGGCTGGCGAGTCACAGCAAGAGAAGCGCGGGGCGAGAGGTGCGGCGGCTGGGTACGGTGCAGTTTCTGCAGGGCGCCGGCGTGGGAATCCTGGGGGAGGCGGTCAGAGTCGTCACTGAGAGTGCTCACGTGATCTGTATTGCGCGCACTGCCCCGTTCCAGATCGAGTGTCTGAGAAAACAGACAAGGAGAGCCTCATGAGCATCGATGAACGCATCGCGAAACGACTCGAACTGCTGAACGACACCGGCTGGCGCGCGGCGCTGACAATCTTCTCTGGGGATCTACTCGCCGACAACGGTCTCGTCTGGGCGTGGATCGACCTGGACCGGCGAACGATTTACATCGAGGACTTGCTCTGGGAATACGGCGTTCTGTCCGGCGGTGAGCAGCGCATGGTGCGGCTGGCGCTGTCGCTGTTCAATCAGGACCTGGAAGTGAACCTTTACCGGAACCTCGCAGGCCTGGACGAAGACAACGAACAACTGGCCGCCGCGGCAGTACTCGCGTTCATTCAACGGCCCGTGGAACTTCGCGCCGATATTCGTATGGCGATCGTAAAAGCGCTCCAGGAGAAGCCGGTGCGGAAGCCTCGTCAGAGCACGCGGCCGGTAGAGGCGCAGCGATGAAAGCGCGCTGCATCAACGGCATCGATGTGGATCCCAAACTTCCCCCACGTTTCAGCGACACCCCGAACGACGACCGGCCGGCATCGCATCAGGATTGGTGGCATCGCCCCTACATCGAGACGTATGACTGGCAGCGCATGAGCAGCGGGGCGCCCGGCCCGGCGAATGCGACAGAGGACGAACGTGCGGCGTGGTTCGAAAAATGGCGTCAGGGCTGGTTCGCCAGGTGGCCGTCCGGTACGCGCTACGACGTCCGTTGCCTCGATGGAGGCGCGTGGGACCGGCCGACATGCTGGGGCATGTTTGCGACACTCGACAAGGCTATCGCTTGCGCGAACGATGGACCGTCGTGGGGGAAACCATGACGGCCCTTCTCAACTTCAAGCAGTATCCGCCCGGCAGCCGCCGCATCGTTCCCTTGGATAAACTGCGCGCGTACTGCACCAAATGCCAGGAGCCCACCTTCGCGACGCACCGGCAAATCATGGTGACCGCCACCGACCGCGGCGCGCCCGTCTGGCGGACGATTCAATATTGCTGCGATGTGCACGCGGAGGAACTCGCCAAGAAGTGGGACATCAAAATCGAGAAAGGAGCGGCAACGAAATGAGCAAGCCTCTCGTAACCCACCTGCATTGAGTGTGGCTGCACGTGCAGCGTCACTGTCATCGATCGGAAGATCGACGCCTCGGAAATAAAGGAACTCGAAGCCGGCTCCTTTGGAACCGCATGGGGTGAAGGCGACGGTGAGGAATGGTTGAAACACGCCGGGCCTGATGGCCCAGCGGAGGCGTTTAAGGAAGTCGTCGGCGAGGCCCTCCAGGAGACCCAGGAAACGCTGGTGCGGGACATGCCCAACACCTGGACCCAGTGTTCGGACTCTATCAATTGGCGCTGGGCGTTCTCTGCGGCGTGCGCGCCGGCTGCAGGGCATACCGCCGCGGCCAGCCAGAAAGGAACCCTCGTGCCCGCCGAATTCATCGGCGTCGTGTGGTAAGATTCCGGACGAACCCCGCCCCGTTTACGCGAAGGCCTTCAGGGTAATCGCCGATTTGATCTACGATCCCGCGCTGGCCGGCGATGATCATGCCCAGCTCGAGCGCGCGTCCGAAGCGTTCGACCGCACGGCGACTCAATACACGCAGCTCGCCGCGGCGTTGACGCGATCGGCCTGGCAGATTCGGCCTTGAGTTTGTCCGCCTACTAATCCTGGGGTGGGCAAAGACGCCCGCAGCGAGCGAGCACCGTTGACCAATCGCTGCAATAGCCGGGATGCCGCTGTGGAAGCCTGAGTCTTCAGTGGGAAACAGACGTCCCGATCCGCTGGGCGCTTCGGACCCCTTTTTCCAGTTTGCCATCCGGAGCGCCCGGCGTGATTCGAGAGGGGGATACACCGTGAAGATCACAATTGAGAGCACGACGAAGGTCACGCGTCTGGTCCTTGATGGCGGGGAGGTGCCGGCGCGAGTCTGGGAAGGCCACACAGAATCGGGCGTTCCCGTGCATTGTTTCATCGCGCGCCTGGCGCCGACGATCCCCGTCGATGATCCACGCCAGGCGGAGTTTCAGCGCGAGCTCACCGAGTGCCGCCAGCCGTCGGCCGAACTCCAGGCCATTCCTTTGAGGATGATCCTCTGAGCGGCAAAATCCTTCCGACTCACCATTGCTTTGACGACGCGCTCGAGCTGCTCACGGAACTGTCCCGCGAATTCCCGACCTGCGTGACGGGCTTCGCCTGGTTCATGCGATCTGCAAGGCGCCAGACGGCAATCTCTATGCCCACGCCTACGTTAACGACACGGCGCGAGGCTTCAGTTTGTTCGATGGGATCCACGACGGCCAGCAGTCCCACTTCATGGCGAGGACCGAAGAGTATGAGGCCGGGCTGGATATCGTCGAAGCCACGCGCTATACCGTCCGCGAAGCCTACAGGTTGAACCATCAAGCCGCCCACTTTGGCCCGTGGATCGAACGCTACCGGCAGCTCTGCAGCACCGAACGGCGCACCTTTGGAGCTGCCCAGCACAGGGAGGATAGACATTGAAGCCCGTCCATCTCGGCTTTGAAGTCGGTACGGGCAACTCCGACGAGATCCCGCTGCGCAATATCGCGGTGACCGGACAGACCCAGGAGTCCGGAAAGACCACGACGCTCGAGGCGCTGATTTCGCGCGCGAAAGTTCCGGCGCTCGCCTTCATTACGAAAACGTGGCGAGAAGGCGTTCTCTATTGGCCATCTGGCGGCGCCGTACTTCCGTGATCGGGCGGACTGGCAGTTCGTGGCGTCGCTGCTGGATGCCACTCTCCAGGAGAAGAACAAGTTTCTGCGGCCGTGGATCATGAAGATCTGCCGCCACACCCAGACGCTCGCCGACGTCCAACGCGAAGTCCGTAAGGCGCTCGAGACGGCGAGGGGATCAACGAAGGCGTCTACACGCAACTCGACGCGTATCTGGATCTGATCGTTCCGGACATCAAGCGGGCCAACCTGGCCGATAGCATGCTCCTTCGCGAGGGGCTGAATGTGATGGACCTGACCGCGTACTCGACGCCCATGCAAATGCTCTTCGTCAGTCCGCGATCGACTGGATCTGAACCATGAGACCGAAACGGTAACCGTCGTTCCGGAGGCTTGGGAATTCATTCCGGAAGGCAAAGGTTCGCCCGTGAAGAATTCGGCGGTGGCGCTGGTTCGAAAGGATCCGTATCGGCAACCACATCTGGATCGATTCCCAGGACATGGCCGGCGTCGATAAGAACGATTCTCCGCGGTTGTCCGGTGTGGCTGATCGGCGTCCAGCGCGAAGCCAACGAGATCAAGCGCAACCTGGCGAACATTCCGGCCGGAATCAAGAAGCCATCGGCCGCCGATATCGCCGGCCTCAAGAGAGGGCAGTTCTATGCCTGCTGGGGCGACCACGCGGTGAAGACGTACGTCCAGCCCGTGTGGGATGAGCACGGCAGAAGCCATAGCGATCGCCACGGAGTACTCCCTGCATCGCGCAGGCCTCCACTACACCCACTCGAACGAAGGAGAAGATTGTGAACGAAGACGAAGCTCGGGAACTGCGCGAAGAAACCGGAGACTCAGGAACGGAGAACACCGAGCTGCACAACCAGCTCGCTGATGCCAAAGCGCGCGCCGGCAGCCACGTCCAAGCCGTCGGCGCCGTCGATATCGATGCGCTCTACCAGACCATCAAAGCGCGCCTGGTGAAGGAGGCGCCCAGCTTACTGCGGGTTCTGACGGATAAGCCCGAACTCCGGGTCACCGTGGAACGGCGCACCCGTCGAGGCGAGCGGCGACACGCTCCGCGGCCGCATCGCCCTGCTGATCGCTTCGGGATTCTTTACGGCGCCGCGGGCGGGAACGGCCGTCGAGAGCGAGCTGCGCCGGCAGGCCTTCCGTGCTCCCGCCGAACGTCTACAGGGAGACCGACAAGTTGGCCAACGAGGGCTTCCTGACAAAAGAAGACGGCGGTTATGTCGCAGTCGAGGGAATGAAGGTCAACATCACCAAGGTGTAGGAGGTGCCCATGAAAAAAACAGCGGACCCGTCATCCAAACCACCTTCCACGAAATCGGACATCCCGATCATGGTTCATGGAATCTTCGGAGGGCTGGAAGTACGGAAGGTGCTGGGCTACATCATCGCCAGCAAAATGCTCGGCGTGCATCGCAAATGCACCTGGAAAAATGGCCACTGGGCAACCCAGCGCGACTGGGCCGTCTCGCATGTGCCGACGGGATACGCCGTTTGTTATGCGCCGACGCGGAATAAAGCGATGGCCGCCGCGGCCGTTCTCGAATTACTG